AATCGAAATCTTTGAGTCTTCACAACTCATGCTTTCAGTCAATGTTCCATCATCAGGCGAAATTGAAGCAATGATTTACGGCTACTTCTGCCCAATCGTCACAATTGCTGGCGGCCTTCGCCGTTTCAACCTCACCTGATCCACAGCAACTAACTAAGACTGCAAGACCATGGCTGTTTACAACCTCGCATTTCACACGCGACTAGACAACTATGCCATCTTGCAGACTTTTGTTGACACAGACATTCAGACACAAGACTCGGTAGTTATCGCAGGGTCAGGACACAGCCTCAACGGCACGTTCACTGTGGTTTCTACCGAGCCTTACCTGTTTTTAGGCGTTTCAGAATACGGCGATTTACGTTTTGACTATGACGTCATTATGGAAAACCAGTTCATCTACGTCAGCGCTGGCACCGACCTTGAAAGGTCAGTTGCCACAGGGACAGTCACCTTTAGCCCTAGTTGCAGTTGGGTAAATTCCAGCGATGTAACCAGTTGGTTAGGCATCGAGGTCGCCACGGCTAATGACACCGCATTTGTGGCTGTATGCGTCTCAGCGGCTAACTCTTGGGCGTTCCGCAAGCGTAGGGAAGCCGGGTACACAGACAGCCTTACAACGGCTCCTGACGGCGCAGCAAAACTTGGGACGATCATGTATGCGGCCACGCAATATCGTTCTCGTGGCGCTGTTGACGGCTACGCCTCATTTGACTCAATGGGCATGGGAACACCAACCATGTCCCTTGGCCAAATCATGCAGCTGCTTGGCTGTGGAAGGCCACAGGTCGCCTAATGGCTGCAACAGGTATTCTCGCTGAAGCAGTTAACGCAACTAAGACCGCGCTCACTACGCTCGGCCTTAAACCTGTCACTGACCCACGCAACGCCCGACCACTGTCAGTAATGATTGAATTGCCAACGCTCGATGCCTTCACATACAACGTGGGCGACATCCGGCTGGTCATTCGTGTCCTTGCTGGGCCACCGGGGAACCAAGACTCAGGTGATTACCTGATGACCACGGTTGACACAATTATGAACTCACCAATCGCCATAGTGGATGGAAGGCCATCACTCGCCTCATACGGCGAGCAGATGCTTCCCTGCTATGACATGACCGTTGCTGTAGCAGTACAGCGCAACTAACAAAAAGGAGCCAACAATGGCAACAACAACATTCCTATCCAACGCAACTATCAACATCACCCAAGGTGCAACAACCACAGACCTTAGCGACCAAGCGAACTCTTGCTCGATCACAATTGGCGTTGACCCTCTTGAGTCAACAGCGTTTGGCGACACTGGGCACCGCTTCACAGGTGGCCTTCAGTCAGTAGAAGTGGCAATCACATTCTTCTTGTCTTACGGCGCTGCCGAAGTTGAGGCAATCCTTGCATCATGCGTAGGCACAGGAACCACAATCTTGACAATCTCGCCATCAGGCGTCACCGAGTCAGCAACCAACCCTGAGTACGTCATTACGAACGCCATGCTGGCATCCTTCACCCCAATTAACTCCACAGTTGGTGAACTCGCAACCGTAGAAGCCACCTTTACAGGCGGCACTTGGGTACGCGACGTCACACCATAAACAAAGAAAAACACAATGCAACTTACGCTCAAGGTCACAACTGACCAAACCACCTACGAAGTTAAAACCAACCTTTACGTCATTATCGCTTGGGAACGAAAGTTCAAACAAAAAGCCTCAAACCTCGCCACTGGCGTAGGTCTTGAAGACTTGGCGTTTATGGCTTTTGAATCCTGCAAAGTTCAGGGAATAACAGTCCCGGCAATCTTTGACGATTACGTCAAGAAATTGGTCGCCATTGAAGTCATATCGGACGAACCAACAAACCCCATCGAGGAGGCACCTACTCACGATCACTAGCAGAACTGCTGGTTGAGACTGGGTGGTGGCCTCCCCAAATACCATTCGAGATTCAAGACATGAACACAGTCATTGACGTGATAAATAAATCAAGGCGCAAATGACTAGTGAACTCGGGCCTATTGAAGTCGTCGGCCTTAAACAAGCGTTGGCGGAACTTAACAAGATTGACAAGAAACTCCGTCGGCAAATAACGATTGAGTACAAAGCAATTGTTGACCCTGTACTTGTTGAGGCTCGACGCAACATTCCTGACGATGCGCCGCTATCGGGTATGGAGCGTTCTTGGACTGGCAAGAGTGGCGCTGAACTTATGAAGTGGGACGCCAAGAAAGTCAATAAGAACTTGAAGGCCTTTACCAGTGGCAAGAAGGTTCGAGAAGCACCCGGCGGTTTCCGTCAGAACCTTGCAACCTTTGGCATCAGGTGGGGTGGGCCGCAGGCTACCCTGTTTGACATGGCGCGTAAAGGCAATCTTTCCCAGTCTTTACAGGCTAAATATGGCTCCCCGTCTCGCGTAATTTGGCGAGCATATAAAGCCCAAGATGAAGAAGTAAACAATCAAGTGCGCGACTTAGTAAACAAAGTCATGAAGATGACCGGCAACAACGGGAGAATCTGATGGCTATTACTATTCCAATTATCAGCGAGTTTGATGGCAAGGGCATCAACAAAGCCATTGCACAGTTTAAGCAGCTGGAGACAAACGGACAGAAAGCCCAATTCGCCATTAAGAAAGCAGCAGTGCCTGCAAGTCTTGCCCTAGCAGGTTTGGCTGTTGCTTTAGGTGATGCCACCAAGGGTGCAATTGAGGATGACGCTGCACAGCAACTGCTGGCAACGACGCTCAGAAAAACCACTGGCGCTACTGACGCGCAAATAAAAGCCAATGAGGATTTTATCACCACGCAAGGCAAATTGTTGGGCGTGACCGACAGTGAGTTGCGTCCTGTCTTGGGTCGTCTCGCTAAGGCCACTGGGTCAGTTACTAAAGCGCAGGAACTGGCCACTGCTGCAATGGATATTGCTGCTTCCACAGGCAAGCCACTAGCAACTGTGACCGCCAGTCTTGAAAAGGCTTACGGCGGCAATATGACTGCCCTCGCAAAACTGTCACCTGAACTACGCCAAATGATTAAGGACGGCGCGTCGTTTAATGAAGTAATGGCTGCAATGGCCAAGACTACTGGAGGCGCTGCAACTACAGCTGCTAACACGGCACAAGGGCAATTCAAACGTCTTGGCGTGGCGCTCGATGAGACAAAAGAGTCAGTAGGCGCTGCACTTCTGCCAGCCATTGAAAAAGTGTTGCCATTCCTAACTGCAATGGGCGCATGGGCTGCAGAGAACTCAACAGTGTTCCTAATCATTGCCGGGGTAATTGGCGGTCTTGCAGCTGCCATTGTGATCACTAACGCCGCTATGACTGCATGGACTGCAGCAACAAAAGCCTTCACTGTCATTCAAGGACTGTTTAATGCCGTAATGGCCGCTAACCCGATTGTGCTTTTTGCTCTTGCTATTGCTGGTTTGGTGATTGGTTTAGTTATTGCCTACAAGAAGTTTGATGCGTTCCGCGAGATTGTCGACGCTGTATTTAGTGCAATTAAAACAGGCATAAAGGGTGGCATGGAAGCCATTACTACTTATCTGTCTTTTGTCATGGGTGTCTATAAAGCAATCTTTAACGGCATCGCAAGCTTGTGGAACAGCACTATCGGCAAGTTGTCTTTTGAAGTTCCCAAATGGGTTCCCGGACTTGGTGGCAAAGGCTTCGACGTGCCAAACATTCCAATGCTTGCTAACGGTGGAATCGTCACCGAGCCAACGCTGGCCATGATTGGTGAGCGCGGCCCCGAGGCTGTAATTCCCCTCACTGGTCGTAACGCTGGCGGTGGACTAATGGGTGGTGGTGGCGTAACTATCAACGTAAACGGCGGTGATCCACAAGCAGTGGTGCAGGCCTTGCGTACCTATATGCGTCAAAACGGCAGTGTGCCTATCAAGGTAAGTAACGCGTTCTAATGCCACAAAATTACGAGGTCAAGATAAGCCCTGACAACATGGTGTTTACCGCGTTGTCAAACGTGCAAAACATATCCGTAAGCATTGGTCGACAACGCCAGCTTGACGCGTACAACGCTTCAACAGTGACAGTAACTTTGCGCTATCCAACAGGCTTTGTCACGCCTAATGCTGATCTAGTTAGTGGCAACTTTTGCGCCATTACTAACCTCACTACAAGCCAGTTTATTTTTACTGGTGTCATTAACAATGTTGATGTTTCCTATGGCATCCCGTATGCCGGTGGTGTTGGGCAGGCTGACTTTTTAACCTTTACAGCAGAAGGCTCATTTAGTCGATATGGGCGCTCGCAAGGCCTTAACTACGCAATGGCTGCAGACACTCTTTATGAGCAGTTAATTGACTGCACTACACAGTCAGGTTTAACTGTCCAGACGCTTGCCACAAATACTCAACCAATGGCGGCAACGACAGTTTCTAGCACTTGGGGCGACTGGCTTAACAAAGTGCTTGTAACCATAAATGGCCGTATTTGGGATTCACAAGCTGCAGGCATTACAACAGTGGTTACGCCATTTACCCTTGCGACAGCCACAGTCAATTTTAGTGACACGGCAAATAACGCTACTAATCAGGTGTATGACCAAATCAGTTTTGGCAGTTATGCCGATAACTACTACACGCAGGTAACTGTTGATCCTGAGTCTTTTGCTGAGGCGACAGTGCAGACCGGCACAGCCCCGTTTCGTACCTTGCTTACTAACACGTTTAATGCCAGCACTGCACAAGCCACGGACTATGCCAACTATTTGCTGCAGAACTACGACACAAAAGGCCAAGCGCTGTTGTCTATTAGTTGCCTTGCTGAGGCACAATCCACATTCAAACTAGACAAATTATTTGCCACTGGCTATCCACCTATTTACCCCGGCACTCAAGTGACTGTAACTTTCCGTGGCACAGTCTTTAACTGTGTTATTGAGGGTGTCAGCATGACCGCTACGCCTGAGTCAAGCCGGTACACGTTCTACCTATCGGGTGCTGATCTAAACGCTTACCTCATCCTGAATAACTCGGTGTTCGGCAAGCTCGATAACAACAAGTTAGGATACTAATTATGGCTATAAAAACTTTTACTACTGGTGAGGTGCTAACCGCTGCCGATACAAATACGTATTTGGCCAACTCAGGGCTGGTCTACATTGCCTCAGGCACTGTCAGCAACAACACAGCCATAAACTTCACCAGTATTTTCACCTCATCGTTTAATAGTTATCGTGTCGTGTTTACACCTTCAGCGCGTCAGACCGCATCACAGAACCAAATCAACTTGCGCGTCCGTTCAGGTTCCACAGACCTTTCGACAGGTTCTAAATACCAATGGTCAAGAATGTATTATTACTCAGCAGGTAGCGGTTCCAGCGGAAGTGTCGCCGATAACTCAATAAACATTAGCGATTCAAACACAGGCTTTGTTGCTTTTTCATTTGACATTTACGCGCCATTAGTAGCCCAGGAAACCTTTGTGACTGGTCAAACATCAGCACAACAAAACGCTGGTGGGCCGTTTCTTTTTGGTATTCAATTTGGTGGCTTTGTAGACAACACGACCGCCTATGACGGCATCAGCATTATCGGAACAAGCAACTTTTCAGGAACAGCGAGGGTTTATGGATACCGCCAAATCTAACTACACAGTCGTAGAAGTCAATGGCCTTACAGGCGAAACAATAGAAAGGGATATGACCGATGAAGAAATTGCTAATTTGCCTCAGCGTTCTGACGTGCCTCTCGCTTAGTAGCTGCGCAGATCGTGAACGTATTAACTGCCCACACACCAAAAACCAAGTCATGACCCGCACCACCGAAATCACCACCCCAACCACCACCATCGCACCAGACGGACGTTGCTAATGAAACTACGCGCAAGACTCTCTAACGAAGAAATCAAAGGACGACTAATCCTGATCGTCGGACTAGCAATCTCAATTGCATTTGTCGGCACAGTATTCGTTCTTCTGTACGGTCTTTTATTTGTGACACAACCTCTTGAGCAAGCACCCAACGATGCTGAGGCATGGAAAATTCTTAGTCCATTAACGCTCACAATGTCCGGGGTTCTTGCTGGCCTACTTGCATCTAACGGCCTTAAAGGTCATCACGACGACAAGGACAAAGAATGAAGTACACCGGGTACGACAAAACAGCCACAGCCAAAATGGCTGGCACTGAAAAGTTTGTTGATCTCTGTTCTCGTCGTTGGGGCTTTACAAACCTAGGGACGCTTGTGGTTAGGCAGATGCGATCAGGCCAAGGCATGTCAGTTCACAGCACTGCTCGAGCATGCGACATTGGTTTTCCAGACACAAAACAAGGACACGCCGACGCCGTACAGGCAATGCTGTGGTTTGTCAAGTATTACAAAGAGCTAGGCATTGAAGAAGTGCACGATTACGGCGGTCTTATTAACGGCACATGGCAAGGCTGGAGATGCAACCGCAATGGCAAGCCCGGCTGGAAACTGTGGACTGATCAAGATAATGGTGGGTCAAAAAACGGCCGCTGGATTCACGTGGAATTGGCACCACAATTGAATGGTGGCCACGCTGAGGATGGCGTAGCCCTAGAGGTTGCATGGCGCGCTTTGCCTAAGCCATAAGAACTCCCAGCTCGTTTGAGCGTGGCTGGGGCTAGGT